CTGCCCTACGCCTCCCTGCCGTGGCAGGCGCAGGCGGTGGTCTTTTCCCTCGTCTATCAGTGCGGGGTGCGTGGTGCTGAGCGCCGTGCTCCCGTCACTCTGGCGGCCCTGAGACGCGGTGACTGGCGGAAAGCCTCTGCCGCGCTCCTCGACCGTGACGGCTGGGGTGGTGAGTACCTGGGACGCCGTGCCGCGGAAGGGCGCCTCCTGCAGGAGCTCCTCTGATGGAGTGGGCGGATGTCGGCCGTGCCGTCGCTAAGGCGGCGCCCGTGCTGGGGAGTGTCCTCGGCGGTCCCGTGGGCGCTATCGCCGGGGCGGCGGGTTCGCTGATAGCCTCCGCGCTCGGGTGTGAGTCTGACCCGGCGGCCGTCCAGCGCGCCATAGCACAGAACCCCGACTTGCTCCTGAAGCTAAAGGACCTCGAGATCCAGCAGCAGGCGCAGCTCCTCCAGTGGCAGAGAGACCAGGTACAGGCTGAGCTCACCGACAGGATGAGCGCCCGCGACAGGGAGGTAGAGCTGGCCAAGGCTGGCCACGGCGCCAGCTGGGCAACGTCCATAGTGGCGTGCATAGTGACCGTGGGCTTTTTTGTGATGCTGTGGGCCGTCCTCCACGGCGGCAAGGCCGAGCTCGGGGATGCCGGGCTGATGCTCCTTGGTACGCTCTCTTCCGCCTTCGGCGCTGTCGTCCAGTACTACCTCGGCTCCAGTCTCGGCTCGGCGTCCAAGGACGCTTACCTTAAAAAAGTGCGGGGAGGCGGACGTGATGCATGACCTCGGCGGATGGTGGGAACTACTCAAGCTCTGCGCCCTTGGCGCCGCTTTCGGTCTCGTGGGCGGCATCGTCCGCGTCATGCGGAAGGGCGTGCGCGGCTGGCTTGACCTGCTTACGCAGATAGTCGTGTCAGCCTTCTGCGGCGTGCTGGCCTTCTCCCTCCTCGCGGACAAGGTGCCAGATATAGCCCTTGTGGGACTTTGCGGTATCGCGGGGAACAGCGGCGGTATGCTGCTGGATGCCCTGCGCTTCCGCCTCATAAAGAGGATGTATGACAGATGAGAGATGAGCATGTACCTACCGAAGAGAAGCGGGCGATAGTCCGCGCTCTGGCGAAGTATGGCGTGAGGCAGCGTGAGATAGCCGTGCAGATAGGGGTGAGTACCGGTACGCTGGTCAAGTATTACACGCCTGAGCTGGACGCCGGCATGGCGGAAGCCGCAGAGGGCCTAGCCAAGACTGCCTATCAGATGGCGATGGACGGCGATGTACGCATGATGATTTTTCTCCTGAAGACGCGCCTTGGCTACCGTGAGACTACACGCATAGAGTGTTCCGGCCCCGACGGCGAGCCGATAAAGACCGAACAGGCTATTAGAGTTACTTTTGTGCGGCCTCATAAACGGGCAGGGAGGCCCAAGAAATGCGCAGCGACAGAATAGTGCACCGCGTGGACGCCTTCTTCCCTGAAGCCTTCGAGGAACTTTTTGTCCCGCACCGGTACAAGGTCTTTTACGGCGGCCGCGGTGGTGGTAAAAGCCGCGCCTTCGCGTCGGCTCTGCTGATAGAGGGGAGGCGCCGTCCTATCCGGTGCCTGTGTGCCCGAGAAGTGCAGAACTCAATCAGGGACAGCGTGAAGCGTCTGCTGGACGATGAGATACAGCGCCTCGGCATGGCCGACTTCTATGCGTCTACCGACGCTGAGATACGCGGCCGTAATGGTTCGCTCTTTATATTCTCGGGCCTTCGGACGTCTCCGGAAAAAATCAAGTCATATGAAGGCCTCACTCACTGCTGGATAGAAGAGGCGGAGACGGTATCGGAGAAGTCGCTTGACCTGCTTATCCCTACCATGCGCACGCATGGATCAGAGATATGGGTCTCCTTCAATCCGAACAGAGTTCACGCGCCGGTCTGGCAGCGCTTCATTGTGCACACCCCGCCGCCCGGCTCATACGTGCGCAAGGTGACATATCGCGACAACCCCTGGTTCCCGGACGTGCTCCGTCAGGAGATGGAGCACTGCAAGAAGACTGACCCGGACAAGTACGACTGCGTATGGGAAGGTAATCCCATGCTCGTTGCCCAGGGCTCCTACTACGGCAGGATTCTTCAGGAGGCGGAAAGCGCCGGCCGTATCGGCTCGGTGCCGGTAGACCCGACTTTGCTTGTGCACACGGCGTGGGACCTCGGCATGGCTGATTCCACGGCGATCTGGTTCTTCCAGTGGGTGAGTGACGGCACCACCCGCGGGCAGTACCGATTCGTGGACTACTACGAGGCTTCTGGCGAAGGGCTGGCGCACTACGCCGAGGTGCTCGCCAAGAAGGGCTACCGCTACGGACAGCACATAGCGCCCCACGACATAGCCGTGCGGGAGCTGGGCACGGGCGTAACCCGCCTAGAGACGGCCCGCCGGCTGGGCATCGGCTTTACCGCCGCACCGCAGCTGCCCGTCATGGACGGGATAGAGAGCGTCCGGCAGGTGCTCGCCTGCTCATACATAGACAAGGATAAGTGCGCGCAGGGGCTTTCCGCTCTGTGGGGCTATCAGCGCGAGTATGACGAGGAGCATCAGTGCTTCCGCACGCAGCCGCTCCACGACTGGACTTCTCACGGGGCCGACGCCATGAGGTACGCCGCCGTGGGCTTCGTCCGTACAGACACGGGGGCGATGGAGCCCCTGAGGCAGGGGGCAAGGCTATCCATATGCTAAACAGAGACACAGAAGATAAAGTCCGCAAAATTATCATCCGGGAGAGTACTTCCGCGCTCGGTACGCCGGGAGGGCAGCTCTCCAGTGAACGTGCGAGGCTCAAAAAGCGCTATCTCGGCTACGGCTACAGTGTGGACGATGACCGCGAGAAGCGCTGCCTATCTACCTACGTAGACCGTACCGTGATGGAAACGGTAGAGTGGGCGATGCCTGGACTTATGCGCGTGTTCGCCGGCGGCGATGAGATTGTCCGCTTCGAGCCGCGCACTCCGGCGCAGGAGCAGGCCGCCGCTGATGCCACGCTCTATGTGAACCAGGTGGTTTTCGGGCGTAGCATGTTCCGGCTTATCCATGACACGCTGAAGGACGGCCTGTATCAGCGCGTAGGGTGGTGCCTCGCACACGCGCCGCGGGAAGAGTGCCAGACGATGGAGCGCTTCACCGGCCTTTCCGTGCAGGAAGCGCAGGCCATGATAGCCGACACGGAAGCCCGCGGCGGCATGGCAGAAGTGGAGCAGTACCCCGATCCGTCTATGCCTGGCGGTATGGCCTGCACCGTGACCGTCCGGACAAAGACCGTCACGCATGACGTGCGCCTTGACCCTGTACCCTCGGAGAATGTCATCGTGTCCTCGGACGCTGAGGACGTGGAGCATGCCCGCTTCATTGCTCACTGGGAGGTCAGGACGGCCACGCAGCTCATGCAGGAAGGGTACAGCCGTGAGACGCTGGAAGATCTCCCCGTCTACGGCGCAGATGATGACCCCGAGGAGAAGAGCATCGGGGAAAGCGTCAACTCCGCCACGGACGGCACGGATGAGACAGAAAGTTTCGAGAACCGGCGCTTCAAAGTCTATGAGGCGTGGCTGGACGTTGACCTGAACGGCGACGGGATGGCCGAGAAGGCTAAGGTCGTCTACGTGGGCGATGGCTCCGACACCAAAATCCTTTCCGTGGAAGAGTGGCCCCTTTACCGCGCGCCGCTTTTCGCGGCCTGTTCCGTGCCTATGCCGCATCAGGTGGTAGGGCTCTGTCTGGCTGACCTCGTGGCCGATGTGCAGGACCTGCGTACAGACCTGACGCGCTCGTATCTGGACGCCCTGAGTTTCGCTAACTCTGGCGAACTCGTGGTGGACTACGGCCCCAATCAAACGGGCTGGGTGGATATTGATTCGCTTCTGGCACGCAAGCCCGGCGCCCTGCACCGTGTGCGTGGAGGCGCCTCTATCACCCCGCTTCCTGTGAGCAGTTCGGCGAATGAGGCCGTGCAGGGCCTCCAGCTTACGGATCAGCTCGTAGAGCGCCGTTCCGGCGTGACGTCCCGCACACAAAGCCTTGATGCGGATACCCTTCAGCAGACCGCCACAGGGGCTTCTATCATGGAAGAGGCGATTAATCAGCGCCTCGAGATGATAGCCCGCGTCTACGCAGAAATGTTCTTTAAGCCGCTGGGCCGGTACGTGCTGAACCTCCTGCACCGCTACCACGACAAGACCGTACAGGTTCGCCTTAAGGGGCGCTTCATGGACTTTGACCCCAGAAAATGGGATCCGGACATGGATATATCCGTAGCCGTGGGGCTGGGCACAGGAAGCAAGCAGAAAATGCTTGCCGCCTATCAGCAGATACTCCAGATTCAGCAGTCCTTTATCGCGCAGCTGAGTACGGCGTCTCCCGTGCGCCTTAGCAACGTCATCTATACCTGCCATAAGATGGTGGAAGCGGCCGGACTGGAAGCACCGGAACGTTTCTTCGGAACGGAAGAAGACGCGAAACGGGCTGAACAGCAGCTTCTCCTCCAGAAGCAGGCCGGTCAAAACATGGATCCTCTCACCGCGGCAAAAGTCCAGGTGGAGAAGGTCAAAGCCCAAACCGCGCTCCAGAAAGCCCAGCTCGATATGCAGATTAAGCAGGCACAGGCACAGACCGACGCCTCCGGCAAGGCCGCAAAAGTACAGTCTGACACGTCTGTACAGGCCGCTAAGGTTCAGGCTAACGCCGCGCTTAAATCCCAGGAAATGCAGCTGGAAAAACAGCTGGATTATGCCCGCCTTTTACAGGGCCAAAGAGGCCCCGGCCTAACCGATATAAGGGAGCAGTCCGTATGACCGTCACGCAGAGAGAAAAAGAAAACGCTGAGATGGCGTATCGCATCCTGACCAGCCCCGTATTCATTGGGGCCGTAAAAAAGGTGGAGCACGGCATCTGTTCCCGCTGGAAGGGGGAACAGTCCCCCAAAGAACGCGAAGCCCTGTGGCGTGACCTTCAGGCGCTCCACAGGGTACAAACCTGCCTTCTTCAAACGCTTGAGGATGTAGCTTTTTCCACAAAGGAGAGCGTGTTCCTCAATATGTTGAATAAAATCAAAAAATTATGTAGAGGTTAGCTATGCCGGAAGAAGAAAAGAATATCCCTACCACCGGAGCCGAAGAATCCCCCGCGCTGGATAGCGTGGAAGACATTATTTCCGCGCTGGACGCGGGCGACAATGCCGCCGGCAATAATGCCGGCGAAGAGAACGAACCCAAGCCGGGCGAACAGCCCGATGACGCCGGGCAGAACGGGGAAGAAGAAGGGCAGGGGCAGCAGGCCGCTCCGGCTGAACCGGCCGAAGTCCCCATGCCGGAAGGGTTCAACGCCGATACCTGGGGCGGGCTTGCACCCGAAGCCCGTTCGGCCGTGCATGCCATGGCTGAAGCCCATGCGCGGGCCATAGCGCAGGAGCGGCAGACCGTCCTTACCGAGCGTGCGGACCGCGACAACCAGATTAACGCCGCGGCTGCCCTTCTCGGGCAGGCAAATCAGCTCATAGACGAGCTGGCGAAAGCTGAGTACGCCGGTATCGACTGGCAGGCCCTGAGCGAGCAGAATCCTACGGAGTACATCCGCATGGCGCGTGAAGTGCAGAAGCGTACGGACGCTGTGCGGGCATTGGGTGCACGTATCCGGCAGACGGCGCAGGCAGTAGCTGCCAAACGTGCGCAGGAGTACCAGCAGGCCCTCTCCGCCGAGTACCAGACCGTTGAACCCAAAATCCGTGCTCTTATCGGGGACGGCTACGACGGCAAGAAGTATACGGCTGAAGTATACCAGTATATGAAGGATGCGGGCATTCCGGACAAGGCTATCAACAGCCTGTCCAAGGGTTACGAGTTAGAGCTTGTCACAAAGGCCATGCTTTATGACCGAATGAGTAAGGCCCGCGCCGCCGCCGCACAGAAAGTGGCGGACGCCCCAAAGGTGCAGGCCCCTTCCGGAGTAAGGGACGATACCGCTTCTGTTCAGAAGCAGGCGTTCGCCAGATTTTACAAGAACCCGAACAGTACAGATGCACTTGCGGCCGCTCTCGCGGCCATGGACTAGAGGAGGATAAAACATATGGCTGTAGTTAGCGGACAGGTTAAGGATGCCAATGTCAACGGCAAACCCCGCGATCTTTCCAAACTGATTTTTGACGTGTCCCCTACGGATACGCCTTTCCTGACTATGTGCGGCCGTACTACCGCGTCCCAGACCCTGCACGAGTGGCAGACGGACGCCCTGACGGCCCCCGGCTCCAACGCGCAGAAAGAAGGCATTGACGTGACTTCT